CTGCCCACGGAGGACATCCTCCTCCAGGCCATCCAACTGGATCTCGCCCGGCGCAACCTCTACCGCGACGAGATCCCCGGCCCGGTCAAGGACGCCGCCGAACGCCACCTGATCACCCTCAAGGCCCTGGCCAAGTCGGAACAGGCCCTGGGCGATCCCCCCCTGGCAGACGGCGCCAATGCCGTCGCCCTGACCGTCGTCGCCACCGCCAGCGGACGCGGGTTCTGAGCGTGAGCGCCTTCGCCTTCTTCGACCCCGGACTGATCGTCACCCGCCTCCAGACCGAACTGAGCGATCTGGGCGCCGCGGTCTACGAGGTCGGCGTCGCCCAAGATCTGGTCCGCGCCCGCGCCGCCCGCAGCCCCATCGCCGTGCTGGTGTTTGGCGAGCGCAGTGAGGCCCGCGATGGCCAGTTCACCGACACCCTGGGCCTGCTCATCGAACTGCGCGACGCCACCCCCGACGACGGTCAGACCCGCCTCACCCGCCTGCGCGACCTGCGCGGCCTGATCTTCGCCGCCCTGGACGGCTACCGCGCGGATAGCGACTGGGAGCCGTTGCGCTACGCCGGCGGGCGCCTGTTCGACCTGGGTGACGAGCCGGGCAGCCGCCTGTCCTGGCTGGAGTACTACGAGACTGGCCGCGGGCGCACTTTGCGTAACCGTCTGCCCTAGGCCAAATCACCCAACGACTGACCCATAGGACCACCCATGTCAACGCCAGCCCACGCGCCCAAGCCTGCACCGACCATCCACGTCCGTCACCCCGGCAGCCACGCCAGCGGCGACCCCCTGGCCTTCGGCCCCTATGCCACCGGCGGGATGATCCATGCGGTCGACCCCGCCACCGCCGAGCGCCTGCTGGCCCGCGGCTTCGAGCGCGTCACGGACGCCCAGGCCCATGACGTCGCCGCCCCAGCCCACACCCTGATCCCCGAGGAATAATCCCATGCCCGTTCTTGGCTCCGCCGTCAAAGTCGCCCTCTACGACGAGGTCACCTACAAGAGCACGACCAGCGTCACCAAGGGGATGCTGGCCTACTACACCGAGTGCTCCCTCGCCGCCAGCCGTAACAACGTCCAGCCCAACACCATCAGCAGCGACCGCTCCCGCCCCCGCCCGGGCGCGGGCAATATCGACCTGAGCGGTAACCTCAATGTCGAAATGGCGCCTGAGACCATCGGCTTTTTCTTGCGCCACATCCTGGGCGCTCCGACCACGACCGGGGCCAGCGCACCCTACACCCATACGTTCCGCCCCAAGGCCCTGCCGGTTGGCATGATTGTCGAGCGGGATTGGACCACCGATATCGCCTCCAAGGTCGAGCATTTCCTCGGCTGCCGTGTCGCCCAGGCGACCATCGACATCCCGCAGGAAGGCGCCGCCACCCTGCAAATGCAGTTGCAGGGGGCCAAGTACGCCATTGCCTCCGCCGTGCTGGACGCCACCCTGGACGATCCGGGCCATACCGGCTGGTTTGCCCCTGATTGCTCCGTGAAGGTGGGCGGGTCCGCCGTGACCAACGTCAAGAGCGTGCAGTTCACCATTGCCAACAACATGGACACCGGGCGCTATGCCCTGGGCTTCGGCGGTGAGCGCATCGACATGCCCGAGGGTTTCGCCGATGTCTCCGGGTCGGCGACCGTCATCGTCGATACCGCCCTGTTCTCCGCCTACATCGACAAGGCCGTGGCCCGCACCGATACCTCCCTTGAGGTCATTCTGACCTTTGGCAATGGCCTGGGTGGCTCCGCCGGCAACGAAAACCTGTCCATCAAGCTGGACCATGCCCAGATCGAACTGGCGACCCCGCCCATCTCCAGCCCAGGCGGCATGGAGGTGTCGTTCACCTTCACCGGCTACAAATCCGGATCTACCGACAAGGGCCTGATCGCCGTCCTGTTGTCACCCCTGGCCGATACCCTGATCCCGGTTACCTGACCCTGACCCCGGCGCTGGTCAGTCGCCGGGTAGCGGGCCAGTCCAGCCGTACCGGCTGGCCCGCGCCCTTACTGACCGCCCGTTCCACTGACCGAGAACTGACCCATGTTCAAACTGCAAACCGAACGCCAGTCCTGGCTCACCGTCCGCCTGCCCGATCCTGATGGCGAGATCCGCATCAAGCTACGGGTCAAGCTCCTCTCGCATACCGCCAACGCCGCCAGCAAGCATCAAGCCCTCAGCGAACAGATCGCCCGCTTGCAGGAAGAAACCAGCTCGGGCGCCGTGGATAGCGCCCCGGCCCTGCTGGCCAAATTTGTCGCCATCGCTGACGCCATCAGCCCCGAAGGCATCGACCGCGACCTGGACCGTATCGTGGAGCGTGTCACCGACTGGGCCGATGTGGGCGATGAAACCGGCGAGCTACTGAGTTACACCCCCGAGCGCATGCGCGCCCTGCTCAACGTCGGTACCTGGGTGGTCAAAGCCGTGCGCCAGGCTATCACCGACCTGGATGATGATGGGCGGCGAAAAAACTAATTGCCTGGCTGCGCTGGCGGTTGGATGCCCCCAGCGAGGCCAGCCAGGCCAGCCATCCCGGCCCCATCACCGGGGCCAGTTCCTGCCGTGTGTGCATGGAAGCCCGCGGAGAACGCTCCTGGTGCGGGCAATGCGGCGCGGTCGAGCTGTGGCCGGAGAATGTCCCCGCCGTCATGCTCTATCTGGCCTGCGATACCCAGTGGCGCCATGCGGGGATGACCGGCGTCTTGACCGGCCTGGACTATGACGGCGTACGCGCGGTGATGGATATTCAAGCCATCCCATCCGCCGACCGTCCGGCCCTGTTCACCGACCTGCAAACCCTGGAACGCGCGCAGCTGCAGGTGGTCCACCAGCGCCTGGCCCAGGAGCAGGCCAAGCGCGCGCCCACTGCCCCACGCCCGCGTCCCGGGCGCCCGTCCTAGCGTCACCCACCACCGCTCGGAGATCCGCCCATGGCCGCCCCCATGCGCTTGACGATTCTGATCAACGCCGACGGCACCGCGGCCATTCAAGGCATCAACCGGGTGCGCGGGGAAATCGGCGAGCTGGATCAAGCCGCCAGCCGTACCGCCAGTGGTGGACTCTCTGGCTTGGCCAATCAGTTGAAGAGCCTGGCCATGACCGCTGCCGCCGGTATTGGGGTAGCGGCCATCGCCACGGAGTTCGTTGCCGCCGCCACCGAGGCGCAGAAATTCGAGAAAAGCCTGACCGCCGTCACCGGATCCAGCGCAGCCGCCGCGCAGGAGATGGAATACATCCGCGCCACGGCCAACAAGATGGGCCTGACCCTGGCCGATACCGCCAATGCCTATATCAGCCTGTCCGCCGCGGCCAAAGGCACGGCGCTGGAAGGCAAAGCGACCAAGGACATCTTTGAATCCGTCTCCCTGGCCATGGGCAAACTGGGCAAGTCCTCCGCCGATACCCAGGGCGCCCTATTGGCCTTGGAACAAATGATATCGAAGGGCAAGGTCTCCGCCGAAGAACTGCGTGGCCAGCTCGGCGAGCGTCTACCCGGTGCCTTCAAAGCCGCCGCCGATGCCATGGGCGTCACCACGGCGGAACTGGATGCGATGCTGGCCAAGGGCGAGGTCATGGCCGAGGACCTGCTGCCGGCCCTCAGTCAGCGCCTGCGTGAGCTTTACGACGACGGGAAGGAAGTGGGTGGGCTGGAGGCAGAATGGAATCGCCTGACCAATGCCCTATCCGCCATGGCCAGTGAAGCCGACCGGGCAACGGGTATCACCAACGCCCTGGCCGGCGCTATCCAATACGCCACCGGGTTGGCCAATGACTGGGCCTCTGCCATCCGCGCGGTCAGCAATGCCTCTCAGGGACTGGGCTTTACCATGGCGGACCGGGATGAACTGACGGTCCTGTATCGCAAGCGCACCAATCAAGTCAACGAATATCTGGAAGCCGTTAATCGTGCCAATAACGCGAACTCTCGCACGGTGGGGATGCTTGGGGCTGAGCGCGATGAGGCCCTGAGGAACTTGGCCGAAACCGAGCGCGCCATTCAAAGTGCGCGACAGGCAACGCGGGATGCCTACAATCAGCAGCGGGAAGACAACGCCCAACTGGCCGCCAGCATGATGGATGGCCCGGTAAAGGCGTTCCGCGCCCAGCAAGCCGCGCAGGCGGAAGCCAATCAGGAATTGCTCAGGCTGACGGGCAGTTATGACAAGGCCGCGGCCAAGCAGGCCAAGATTGCCGAAGCCACGACAAAATATCAGGAGATCGCCAAATCACTCGGTAAGGATGAAGCCTGGGTGGCTGAGCAGGTGGAAAAATACACTGCCGGGCTGGAAGCGAACACGGCCAGCCATGGCCGGGCGAGCAAGGCCAGGGGGGGCACCGCGAAAGCCACCAAAGAGGCATCCCAAGCCGAGCGAGAATATCAGCGTGCCATCGCGGAAACCGAGCGCGCCGTTGAGGGCCTGATCAGCCGCTACCTCCCCGCCCGCAAGGCCGCCGAAGAGCATGCCGCTGCCCAGCACGCCGTCGCTGAAGCCCTGGCCGGCAGATCCGGTTCCGTCGCGTTATCGGCGGAAGAGGCCAGCACCATCCTGGCCGGGCTGGCCCGCGACCAGGCCGAGGCCGCCGATGCCGCCCGCCGCGAGGCCGATGGTTTTTATGCCGCCTGGGCCGATGCCGTCGATGCCCTCGATAGCACCTTCCAGGGCCTCTGGCGCGGTCTCCTATCCGGCCAGGGCGATGTCTTGGGTGACCTGAAAGAAACCGTCCTGGAATGGATCGCTGACCTGTCCTATCAGCTCCTCCTCAGGCCGCTAGTGGTTCCCATCCAGGGAGCATTGATGGGTATGCTGGGGGGTGGTGCCGCCGGGGTGACGGGAACGGCAACAAGCATGCTGGGGATGGCCAGCAATACAGGCGGCATGTTCAATGCCTTCTCCAGTCTGTCCAGCCTGGCAAATGGCGTCTCCTCGCTCTTTTCCGGTGCTGCCTTGACCGGCATCGTCAACGGTTTCAATGCCGCCTCCGGCGTCATCGGTGCCTCAGGCTATTTCGGTGGCTTCGGGGCGAATATGGCCATGGCATCAGGTGCCGCCTCCGCCGGTTCCACCTCATTCGCCATCGGTGCCGCCCTGCCCTATCTCGCACCTGCCGCCATCGCCATCGCGGGCGTTGGCGCAATCATCAGCAAATGGCAAAAGGATCAAGAGCCACGT